AAGAAATACACGAATCATTTTTAGATCTTGCTGTAGGTACAGGAGCATTACTTATAGAAGAAGGAGATGCTATAAGACCAATTAGATTTACAGCAGTACCATTATCAAGATTGTGTTTAGATACTGGTCCAAATGATATAGTAGATACTGTATATAGAACAAGAAAAGTAAAAGCATCAAATATAAAATTAGTTTATCCACAAGCAATATTAGCACCAGAAACAGAAAGACAATTATCTGCTGGTAAAGATTTTTTTGTAGAGATAGTAGAATGTGTATCTAGAAATTATACCAAACCAAATGTAGAGATGTATGATTTCACAGTATTTAGTATAAATCCACAACATATATATTTACAAAAAAAATTTTTAGGTGAAGGATCAAATCCATATGTAGTGTTTCGTTGGAGTAAAGCCGCTGGTGAAGTATATGGTCGTGGACCACTTCTTAATTCTATGCCAGCAATCAAAACTTGTAATTTAGTTATAGAAATGATTTTAGAAAATGCACAGATGGCAATATCTGGTATGTATCAAATGGAAGATGATGGTATAATAAATGTAGATACAATTCAGTTACTTCCAGGAACTATCATTCCAAGAAGTCCATCATCAAGAGGATTAGAACCTATAGCACCAGCAGGCAATTTTAATGTTGCTGATTTGGTTCTTAAAGATATGCGTACTAATATCAAACGTGCATTGTATAATGAAATGCTTGGCGATCCAAATAGAACACCAATGTCAGCTACTGAAGTAGCAGAACGTATGGCAGACTTATCAAGACAAATTGGTTCATCATTTGGCAGATTGCAAGCAGAGATGGTACAACCTGTTTTACAAAGAGTAGTGCATATTTTAAAAAAACAAGGAAGAATAAATATACCTACAGTTAATGGTAGAGAAATAAAAATACAATCTACATCACCATTAGCACAAGCACAAGCAAACCAAGATATAAATGGTTTTAATAGATTTCTAGAATTAGTAGGTACAAGATTCGGACCACAACTTATAAATTTATTAGTAGATAGTAATGAAGCTACTAAATATCTTGCAGAAAAATTTGGTATTCCAGAAAAACTTACTAGAAGTAAAGAAGAAATGGAACAAGTTATGATGCAAATGCAACAAGCATTACAACAACAACAACAACTTCAACAAATGGCACAACAAGATGGACAAGAAAATACACCCCCAAGTTAGTATAGACGGATATAGAAGAACACAAGCAAATGAAGATAAGCTAAATACTACAGTATTAGCTTGTTTTTTAACAGATGCTGGTGTAGAAACACTTAAATATTTACGCAGTATTACTATAGAAAGTGTAGCTGGATTTAATATATCTGATCAAGAACTAAGGCAAAGAGAAGGAATGAGATTTTTAGTTGGTATTATTGAACAAAGAATAAAGGAGGGCAAAAATGTCAGAGCAAGAGAGTCTAATAAACGCAGAACAAGAAACTAAAGATGAGGTAGGAGAAGTAGCAGAAAGACCAGAATGGTTACCAGAAAAATTTTTTAAAGATGGTAATCCTGATTATGAAAGTTTAGCTAAGTCTTATACAGAAGCAGAATCTTATATTGGAAAAAAGAAAGAAGATCTTACTGCTGAAATAAAAACACAAATGGAAGCAGAACTTCTTAAATCTATACCAGAAGCACCAGACAAATATGCTTTACCAGAGATACCAGAACAGTATGAAACAGATACACCACTTATGGATGGATGGAGAAAATATTGTCACGAGAATAAATTAGGACAAGAAGCCTTTGATAAAGGTATAGATTTGTTTATTCAATCACAACCACAAGTAGATATTGAAGCAGAAAAACAAAAACTTGGTGAAAATGCTACTCAAAGAATAGAAGCAGTATCATTGTGGGTAAATAAAAACTTTGATGAAGCACAAAGACCTATGCTTGAAATGATGTGTAGCACTTCTTCTGGTGTAGAAACTGTAGAAAAAATAATGAGTATGTTACAAAATAGTATGAGTCAAGCACCAGAATCTACAGCATTGAGTGGTAAAACAAGAGAAGATTTACAAGAAATGATGAAAGATAGAAGGTATTGGCATCCCACTAGTAGAGATGATAACTATGTAAAACAAATAGATTCTGCTTTTGAAAAACTTTATAAATGATTAGCATACAACCTTCAACTGAGAAGGATGCAGTAAAACTTTCTAGAAATATGAGAAAGCAAGATATTATGGAAGTAGAAGCTGTAGATACAGATCCACTAAGTGCTTTGTTATATCCAGTTAGACACGAATCTGCACAAACTTTTACATTATTCTACGATAAAGAGCCTGTTTTGATGGGTGGAACTGTAGGAGAAAGTATAGGATTAGCTAGAGTTTGGCTACTTGCTAGTGATAAAGCATTTACAAAACCTATGAAATTAGCATTTATGAGTAGAAAATGGGTAGATTTTATACATAGACCTTACGAAATTTTGTATAATTATGTATGGATAGGCAATGAAAAAGCAGTAAAACTGTTAAAACATTTAAATTGTCGCTTTGATAATGAGATAATTAAAAGAAAAAATCTTGACTTTGTAAAATTTTCTCGTTGCAAAAATAAACATTTATCGTTATAGATGTATTAGTAGTCCTAGAATATTAGAGTATTGCCCTTCTGGATAACTATACAAAGATACGCTAGATAAACTCGGTGAAACTTTTTTTAACTTTATAAGGAGGACTTATGTCTGTAGGAATAAGCACTGCTTTTATAAAACAGTTTGAGAGTGACGTTCATATGGCTTATCAGCGAATGGGATCTAAACTCAAGGACACCATTAGACAAAAACCAAATGTCAATGGTAATCAAACAGTTTTTCAAAAAGTAGGAAAAGGCTCTGCTGTCCAAAAATCTCGTCATGGACAAGTGCCTATAATGAATATTGATCATACCAATGTAACAGCAACACTAGACGATTACTTTAGTGCTGACTATGTTGATAGATTAGACGAGTTAAAAACAAATATTGATGAAAGAATGGTAGTTGCACAAAGTGCCGCTGGTGCGTTAGGAAGAAAAACTGACGAACTAATTACTACTGCTCTTGATGGTACATCAAACACAACAACAGAATCAGGATCTGCTGGTTTAACACTAGCAAAGATACAATCAGTTTTTGCTTCAATGGGTGAAAATGATATTCCTGATGATGGTGATAGATACTTTATAGTATCACCTGATGGTTGGGTTGATCTACTTGACATCAATGCTTTTGCAGATGCCGACTTTATTGGTCAAGACGAACTACCATATAAAGGTGGTATGGTTGCAAAGAGATGGCTTGGCTTTATGTGGATGGTACATAGTGGTTTACCAACTACATCAAGTAAAAGACAATGCTTTGCATATCACAGAACTGGTGTGGGTGTAGCTATGGGTGCTGACGTAACAACCGAAATTAACTACATTCCAGAAAGAGTGTCTAACTTAATAACTGCATATATGAGTTTGGGTGTTGTCTTAATTGACGATAACGCAGTCTTTGAAGTGCAGATAGCAGAATAGGGGGTACATATGGCTTACACAGCAACAACATTGTTCAAAGTCGGTGGTGCTAACCCTGGTCTTTGGATATATAAATCTGCTGATGCAGTTAGTACAATTGCTGGCAGTGGGTACTTTAATGATGCAACTAATGAGCTAAAAGAACACGACGTTATTATAGCAGTTGGTGCAACAGGTGGTACAGAAACAGTAGACGTATTGGTCGTTACAAGTGCGACAGGTGCGGCAACTGTTACAACAACTAACGGTACTTAATGGAGTAGGGGGAGGAAACTCCCCCTAACATTATATGGCAACAACAAAAATAGATATATGTGCAAGAGCACTCGTAATGATAGGAGCAAGTCCTATTACTTCTTTTACAGACGGAACAACAGAAAGTACAGTAGCTAGTAATCTTTATGAAGATACAATTAAGAATATGTTATCTAGTTATCGTTGGAGATTTGCTAGTAAACAAGCACAACTTTCAAGATTAACAGATGCACCAGATCACAAATGGGATTCAGCTTACCAATTACCATCAGAATTAGTAGGATTGCATGGAGTATTTGTAAATGATATGCCTATACGTTTTGAAAGATATGGTGATATGGTATTTAATGATGCTGTTTCTACAGATAAAGTATATGCAGATTATACATATTACGATACAACATTATCAAATCCAGAAGCATTTTTTCCACCATATTTTATATTTTCTGCTGAACTTACATTAGCTTCTATATTTGCATATGCAGTTGCACAAAATGCAGATCTTTCTAATTCATTAGAAGCAAAAGCAAATAGACAATTAGCTATAGCAAAAAATATAGATGCACAACAAAGAACATCTAGTAGACTTCGAGTTACTAGATTTAATAATACTCGTAATTCTTCAGGAGCTTCTAACATAGAAGGGATTGTAGAATAGAGTGGCAAAATCAAGAAATATTTTACGACAAATAAAAACTACATTTCAAGCTGGTGAATTAGATCCACTAATGAATATGAGAAGTGATGTTAATGCTTATGCAAATGGTGCAAGGCAAATGCAAAATGTAGCATTATTTTCACAAGGTGGTTTTAAAAGACGTAATGGTACAAAAAGATATGCAAGTTTAACAGGAAATGCTAGATTAGTTGGTTTTGATTTTGATGATAATGAACAATATATTATGGCATTTGGTAATCAAAGAGTAGATATATATTATCTAGAAACAAACGCACTAGCACAAGCTATTACAGGTTGTCCTTGGACAACAAGTATTTTATTTGAAATGCAGTTTAGTCAAGCTGGTGATACTATGATTGTTACACATCCTACTATGCCTATACAAAAAATATTGAGAACAGGTTTAACAAGTTTTACTAGAACAGCTTTTGCTTTTGATGAAGATTCAGAAAATGTTTATCAACCTTATTATAAATTTGCAGCCGCTGGAGTTACATTAACTGCAAGTGGTTCTACAGGTAGTGTAACAGTAACATCAAGTGCAGATCATTTTAATGCTAATTATGTAGGAACATATATTCGTATTGAAGATACTACATTAGAAATAACTGCATTTACAAGTGCAACACAAGTAACAGCTACAGTAGAAGGCACTCTAAGAAAACAACTTATAACAGATCCATTCAGAACAGAAAATGGTACAAAAACAATTACAGTAAGTGATCCTCTGCATGGTTTGTCTAATGGAGCATCTGTAACCTTTAGTGGATCTAATAGTATAGAAGGAATAAATGCTTCAGATATAAATGGATCAAAAACTATTACAGTATTAAATGATGATGAATATACATTTACTGCTGGTGGTACAAACAATGCTAACAATACTGCTGCTGGTGGTGGAACTGGTGTTTTTATAACCAGTAGTGGTCAAGCTAATAGTAGATGGGAAGAACAAGTGTATAGTGCAGTTAGAGGTTATCCAGCATCATCAACATTTCACGATGGTAGATTATGGTTTGGTGGAACATCTAGTTTACCAGATTGGGTATGGGCATCAAAAGTAGATGAGTATTTTAATTTTGATGTAGGAGATGCAGAAGATAGTGATAGTATACAATCAAGTATTGGAGCATCACAAGTAGCAGATATAAGACATTTAACAAGTAACAGACACTTACTTATATTTACAGCTAATGGTGAGTTCTTTTGTCCACAAGCAGATCAGGCAGTATTAACACCAGCAAACTTTACAGCAAGACGACAGACAACGCACGGATGTAGCCACGTAAATGTAAAGACATTAGAAGGTGGTGTTTTGTTTGTTCAAAAACACGGTAGAGCAGTAAGAGAGTTATTATTTACAGATTTAGAATTATCTTATTCTGCAACAAATATAAGTGTACTTGCTAGCCATCTTATTAATACTCCAGTAGATATGACAATACTACAAGGTACATCTGAACGACCAGAGTCTTATGCTATATTTATAAATTCAGATGGTAGTGCTGGTATATTTCACGCAGTACGATCAGAAAAACTAGCTGGTTGGACAGAATGGAAAACAACATCTGGTGCATCTTTTAAAAGTGTAGAAGCAGTTGGTAGTAGATTATTTTTTACAGTATATAGAGATAGTGCATATTACATAGAAGAAATGGGTACAGAAGCAAATACATTAGATCACTCTACTACTTTTACTATAGGAAGTGCTGGTACAACATTTACAGGATTGACAAACTATGCTAGTAAAACAGTAAAGGTAAGAAGTGGTGATTTTTATATGGGTGAGTTTGCAGTATCAAGTGGTGGTGTTTTAGAATTATCAACTGGTTTTGATACTACTTCTATAACAGTAGGTTTTGATTATGATGTTGAAGTAGAAACTATGCCTGTAGAAACTGTATTAGCAAGTGGTACTTTACAAGGTAAACCAAAAAGAATAAGTAAAGTAGTAATGGGATTAAATTCTACATTAGCAACAACTGTATCTGGCACAAGATTAATAT